TTTTAACAATTCACCATCCACAACTGTATAACCAGATGAAATGAAATCACAATCACATTCTTGAGCTGCAATCTTTTCACCTAATAATTGTGTTTGTTCCTTTCTCCATTTTTTATCTCGTTCAGGATGTACAGTCCAATGTAATTTTATTGGATTCCACCCATCTTCATTCTCACCCTTTAACCAAGTCTTATGAAAGAAATTACCAACACCGTTTGGAGTTGATAATACGATTGCCTTACCACCAGTTGATAAGGTTGATTGAGCAGCGGCCCATATCTCATCAATACCCTTGATAAATGCCGCCTCATCTATGATTAACATTGATAGTGCTTCAGAACGACCAGCATCACCACTTGCGGATGTTGCTTTGATTTGTGAACCATTACCCAATCTCAAAGATAGTTTGTTATCCTCAACAGTTTCACCTCTTAACCAAGATGGTAAATTATCATGCATATACCGTACTTTGGTAACCAAGTTTTTTGCAATCTCTTGTTTGGTTGCAATTACCAATATATTTTTATCTTCTTGGAATAACATCATCCAAAGTGAGTAACCAGCTGATAGGGTTGAGATTCCTAACTGTCTTGATTTTAGGATAACATTATATCTGTGGTCGTTGAATTCGTTTAGTACTCTTTCTTGGAACTGATATAAATCAAAAAGTATTTTACCACGTTTGGGATGTTGGATGTAACAATACTTCTTAAAAAAATAGATTGGGTCTTTAGCACATTTAATGTACTCTTCTCTTATTAGTTCTTTTATGGATTTACTCATATTATTTACCAAGTCTCCAAAGAAACTGTGCTGATAGAACTGGTCGTATATCACTATCTATACCAAACCCAATTCCAAATAAATTACGTTTCTTGTCTTTATAATTAAATTGTAATCCTGCAAAACTCAATCGTTGGGTACTACCCGCAAACCCAAGACCAAGATAAAACTCGTGTCTATTAATATACTTTGTATTGGTTATTGTAATAGTTGGATACAACATACTATACTTTACACTACGTGAAACTATCTTATTCTCTGATATCGTATCTTGTATCTCAATCTTTATTGAGTCAAAGTTTTGTATGTCTGAATACACATATGATGCAAAATAATCTTCTAAAATAGCATTTGTATCAATTGTCTGTGCTACCGATATCGTATCTGTCTGTGTTATAAATTGTGTTTGTCTAACGGTATCAGTCTTTCGTAGGATTCGTGTAACCAACTTTGGAACATATTCAGTCACCTCATTGGTTATTGTATCATACCGTATCTCAGTCTTTGTGATTACTGTTGGTTCTACTATCTCATTACCACCACAAGTTTTTAATAAAATTATGATAATGATTAGCCCTAATATTAATATATCTTTTACATTCATACTATATTTTTTATACAGTTATTCTAATATATAAATATTAAAATTTCTTTAATAAAGATATTTTCAGATTAGTATCACCTTTTATGATTCTGTGGTATTCGTGTTTTTTGATGTGTATAATATCACCCTCTTTAAGTGTTATAGGTAACTCATTATCTCGTTGGAACTTCCAACCAACTCCCTCTAAAACTGTAACTTCTCTATCTTCTTTGTCTCTGTGCCATATAAACTCAGAAGAGTCAGTATCTCTACTGAACTCCCTAATGTAAGTATTATCTCCATTACTTACTTCGTTATATGGATTACCACCATCTTCCACCACCACTCAGTCCTAATGATTTTGAATATCTCGGTAATCTACAACTCCAATATGATGCGGTTGTTTTATCTTTGGTCTGTAAACACTTGTGTCTTGCTACAAATGATTTAACGGCCTTTGGGTCTTTTAGTTTAACTGCCAACTTACCACCACCACTCTTAGCACCAAACTGAACTTTACGTATGTTACCAGTCTTTGGGTCTTTTACATAGACATAAAACTTTTTATCACCACCACGTTTGGGTTTGTTTAACTCAACATCCCTACCTTGATACTCGGCCTCTTGTAGTATAGGGAAATCTAAAAGAACTTGTTTACCCTCATACAATCCAACTTTACCGATATCAGAATCTAAAAAGTATGCTAAGTCATCACTAACAACTTCTAATTTAAGTTTCCGTAAATCATTGAAATATTCAAAAAACTTAACAGACCCATATCTGTATGGATTCTTATGTAGTGGTACGTTATTGTCCACGTTATATATGATACCTTCGTTTAATTTCATAGTATTTAGTTTACGTAGTATGTCAACTCGTACTTACCACTTGGCATACCATATAATGAAATCTGTAACATCTTTCTCTGTGGTTTACCATTTTTTAATAATCCGATTGAAAATGAATGTGTTTTTTCTTTACTTGGTCTTAAACGACTATATCTACCACCCATTGCTATCTGTGATTGCCAATCATCTTCGTCAATTTCAAATCCACGTTTTTCAATCATTTTTCTTGCATAATCTACAGCGTCAGATGCCGTTCTGAAAAAAGTATCATTTGCTTCGTTTACTGATTCTTTAATACCAATGGAGTCAATAACAATAGTACGTTTTTTTCCATTTTTATTTATAGTGGCACGAACTTCACGATTGGGATATTTTACCATACCATCTACCACAGTTGCGGTTGTATCTTTTTTTAATCTTCCAAAATCACCACCATAAGGATATTGTGTTACATCCCAATATCCAAAACCTTTTTTTAATTTTATAGTTTCACCAACTTTGTACAATTCAGATTTACCGACTTCATTTAGTGATTCGTCTGTTGGGTCTCTTAATGGTTCATCCAATTTAAAGAATTTATTTAAATGAGAATAAAATTTAACTTCTTTTCCTTTAGAACCTATCATTCCAACTAAATAAAATCCCTTTTTAGGTACTTCTGGAGCGATAATCCTACCTTTTGCTCCTTTTTTAATTATGTTACCATCACCGAAATAATCAAATGGTTTACCAATCCATTTAATCTCATGGTCTTGGTATATTTGTTCAATACTTGGGAATTTTGATTCATTTACTGATTCGTTCTTTTTTGTAGCATCATCAATGAACTGTTGGTAATCAATAGTATTACGTTTTTTATCAAAGTACTTTTTAGAATCTAACCCTAATTTTTTACTTACCTTTTTGATTACGTCTGTAACGGCAGCCATATGGTTTGATTTCCTCATAGCCTTGTCTATCATATTTTGGTACTTTTTATTTTCGTTTACTGATTCACGATAGAAATTCTTTAACCGATTACGAGCCAATGCAGATATAAAATTTATATTAGCGTTAGTCAATTGTTCCAAACCTTTTTTTGATAAACCATCTAATAAATCTGTTATCTTTTTATAGGCTTGTTGAGTAGGGTCAATACGTTTAATTGTAGCATATCCTTTTCGTAGTGTATCCAATTGTTGTTTAGAGAAACTAACATTTTTCTTTGCTTCGGTTACTGATTCAAACTTTCGTTCACCAGATAGAAATTTTCCAACTTGTTTACCTAATTTCTCAAATTCACCAAGTGAATATTTTAGATTTTTCTTCTTTAGAATTTGAATCATCAATCGTCTTGCTGTATCAATTTCTTTATATCTTTTTAGACCAGTTACGTTTGCAATCATTCCACTTGATGCTTCATCACGTACAAATTTTAACATACTTTCATTTAATTTCATATTTTCCTTTATTGATTCATTAACTGGATTAACAAATACCATTCCTTTATAATTTAAGAATCCACCTTGGTCTAATATCGACTGTAATGCGTTCTTTCCTCCAGCTGGAATGTACGGCATTCCTTTACTATCTTTGAATCCAACGTATCCTTTTCCTTGGATGTGAAATGCAAATCCATTCTTAGAATATGTTTTTCCAGATTTAGTATCTTTAAATACTTGTCTATTCCCAACTCGTTTAATAGTTAATTTACTATTTAATTTCTTGGTAGCGGAATCACGCTTTTCATTGATTGATTCCATTTGTGTTGTGTAAAAACTTTTGATATTTGAACGGTATATCTTTTCTAACTCATCAGCTGGTTTTTTAGTTTTCTTTACAAGATGTGGATGTGTTTTTTGTAATTGTTGTTGAATATCTTCTAATGAATTTAATACGTTTCCAAACTCATCTTTAATACTACCTTCGTTTACTGATTCTTTTCTCCAACCACCACCTGCGGCTTTGTATTTCTTGGCAGCCCAAGCATTTGCATATGCCGATGGATATACATCAAACTTTTTCTTGGCTTGTGATTTATAGTAAGACCATTTTGATGGATTTGTTGGAACATTCTTTTCAGTAATCTCACCTTTATTAACCACTTTTGATATTGTATCAATGTGTCCTTGAATATAGTTATGTTCGTCTGTTAAGTCCATCATCTTAGCCATAACCAATATTTGTTCTGCTAGAGTTTTAGCTGCCATTAGATGACCTTTATGTGGTACATAACCATCACTCAGTACTTTTTTCTCAATGAAAAATAATACATCTTGGAGTTTTGCACTTCGTTCTGCAATATCCATATCAACACCTTTTGACTCAATGTCCTTATATAGTGTTGATGCACCTGGACATACGTCAAAGTATTTTGTTTGATACGAACCCACCATTATTTCTTGTGGGTCTTTTGATTCATCGTCAAAACTTTTTGAATCATCTTCGGTTAAAGACTGTATGTAGTTATTAGTCCATTCTTTTAAATCCATTATGCTCCTGTTTTAGAATATGTTGGTTTTTGTCCTTTTTTCTTTTCACCACCTTTCTTGGTGTCTCCACCTTTCTTTTGTGCTGCTCGTTTTCTTCTTACAAATGCGGCTCTTCCTTTGGGCCCAAGTTTTCTTGCTTTTTCTGCGGATAGACAAGCGGCATATGGGCCACCCTTTTTTCCACCACCACATTTTCCTAACTTCTGTCCTTTCAATCCATATCTGTCCCAACCACCTTTGGTTGTTCCACCTTGACCACCTTTAGCAAACCACTTTCGTAGGTCTTCATTCATTAGGTTTTCAGAACAAAGTAATTCATATATATCTGATAATGCATACTCATTACACAAAATCGGGTCAACACCCTCACTTTTATATATATTAAATCTTTCTTTAAGATATGTCGCTATCACTTCCATTAAGTTCCTCTTTTAATTTACCTATGTATTCAGTTTTAAACTTTTCAAATCCTCGTTCTATTTTATCTATAACCTCATCTTTATTCAATCCACCCCATTTTTCAATAGAACCATCCTCATTTATAAACTGTGCCTCAATACTACCCTTTAATATATCTTTCTCAAACTCAGCCTTTTTTAACCAAGCCTCTGCATTTGCTAACATCTTTTTCTTTTCATACTCTTCGTACTTACCTTCCATTTTTAGGTTGTGTTCCATATCAACAACACAATCCAAACACATACCATGATAACCTTTCATCTTTAGGTCAGCCTGGCCAGGGTCTGTACAAGTACAAACATCTTTTCTACAATTAGGAAACTTTTTCATTAGGTGTCTATGTTTGTGTAGTTTTCCTAACTTTACTTTGTAACCTTTTTTCTGT